CCTGCGTTGGCTGATAAACAGGGTTGGGCTTTGTTTATTAGTACGCCAGATGGAACAGCGAGTTGGTTTTATGATATGTGGTGTTTTTGTGGGGAACAGGAGTGGGATGATTGGCAAAGGTGGAGTTTTACTACGATAGAGGGGGGTAATGTAGCGAAAGAGGAGGTTGAGGCAGCCAGGGGCCAGTTGGATGCGAGGACATTCAGACAGGAATTTGAGGCTAGTTTTGAGAATTTAACAGGATTGGTGGCGGTTAGTTTTGCTGATGACAATATTAACAAGGAAGTGGCAGATTTACATATGCTTCCCTTGTTAATTGGGCTGGATTTTAACGTTGACCCTATGGCAGGAATCTGTGCTGTGAAGCATAATGATACGCTTTATGTGTTTGATGAAATTATGCTTACAGGAGGTGCTACTACATGGGATTTTGCGGAGGAAGTTACGAGAAGATATGGAGTTGATCGTAGAATTATTGCTTGTCCAGACCCTACGGGAAGTGCAAGAAAGACCAGTGGAGTTGGTGTAACAGATCATACGATACTTAGAAGGTCTGGTTTTACTGTTATGAGTCCTAGAAGCCCCTGGAAGATTAGAGATAAGATCACTGCTGTCAATACTGCCTTGTATGATGCTAATGGTGATAGGAGAACGCTTATACATCCTCGTTGTAAAGAATTGATAAAAGCATTAAGGACGTTAACTTATGCACCTAATACAGGTTTACCTAATAAGAATTTAGGTGTGGATCATGCATTTGATGCTTTTGGATACCTTTGTCTACAACAATTTAACTTAGCGAAGCCAGAGACACTGGGCCAAACTTCGTTTAGAATATACTAAGATACCCTTTTTGCTTATGGCCTACGGAATGTCAACTACAAAAAAGAAAAAGAAGAAGAAAAAGGGAGGAAAGAAGAGACATGAATGTACCTGTTAACAAAGCACTATATGCAAGAGTAAAAGCTGAAGCCAAACGTAAGTTTGCTGTTTATCCTTCTGCCTACGCTAATGCTTGGTTAGTCCGAGAATATAAGAAGCGTGGTGGAACTTATAGAGTAGGAAAGAAGAAAAGTGCCACAAAGAAGAAAAAGTAAACCTACAACTAAAACCAGAGGTGGTTTAGATCGTTGGTTTAAGGAAAACTGGGTTGATGTTAAGACTGGTAAACCTTGTGGTCGTCAAAAAGGAGAGAAAAGAGGATATCCTGCCTGTCGTCCTAGCAAACGTGTATCAAGTAAGACACCTAAGACAACAAAAGAGATGAGTCCAGCAGAAAAAGCTAGGTTTAAGAGAGAAAAAACAAGCAGTAAGAAGATAACATATCAACATAGACGAAAAAAGAAGAAAAAATAAGTGAAAATTACAAATTAAAAGGTAAGATAGTGGTATAAGGACTGTAAAAATGAAAGAACTCACGCAAAGACAAAAAACTGCGTTAGCAAATCATAAAAAGAAGGGAACTCATACTGCACAGCACATGGCAGTTATGAAGAAAGAGATGTTAAAAGGCAAAACATTTACGGAGGCACATAGAATAGCCATGAAGAAGAAAGGAAAGTAATGCCACGCAAAAAAGGAGTCAGTTTATCAGTAGGAAGAGGCGAAAAGTCCAAGAAGGGAGGACTGACTGCTAAAGGACGAGCAAAGTATAATAGAGCCACAGGAAGTAATTTAAAAGCACCTGTTACAGGCAAAGTAAAACCTGGTAGTAAAGCTGCGAAAAGACGTAAATCTTTTTGTGCAAGAATGTCTGGTATGCCTGGACCATTAAAGAAACCTAATGGTAAACCCACTAGAAAAGCATTAGCATTAAGGAGATGGAAGTGTTGACATGACTTATTCTTTACCAGGAATGTTTAATACCAGTATTACTTCTACTACCTATATGGGTGGAAGTGATAGTCCTTTTACTCGTAATAGAGCAGTATTGGACATGATAAAGGGATGGGAAATAATGAAAGCTGTGACAGAAGGAACAGAATATCTTCGTGATAATAGTGAAGCTTTTTTACCGTTAGAACCAAGAGAAGATTTTGATGCCTATAAAGCAAGAGTAAATAGATCTGTATTCAGTCCTTTTACACAGAGATTAATAAGAGCAGCAACAGGATTAGTTCTTCGTAAACCGATAACACTGATAGGAGATCCTTATTGGACAGAAATGTTCAAAATGGATGTTGATGGTTGTAAATCAGATTTAGATGAATATGCAAGAAGATTATTGATGTGTTCATTAACTTATGGTCAAAGTCATATCCTTGTTGATTATCCTGCACCTTCTGGTGCGGTTAGTCTTGCAGAAGAACGTCAGCAGAATCGTAGGCCATATTGGATCGAGATAGATCCTACAAATATCTATGGTTGGAGATTAGATAGAGAATCTAATTATGGAAATCTTATACAGGTAAGGATTGCAGAGAAAGCTGTCTTACCTGATGGCGAATTTGGTGAAAGCATATACGATCAGATGAGAGTTATAGAACCAGGACGTTATCGTGTTTTCAGAAAAAAAGAAACAGTACAGGACTTATACGAAGAGAATGATGGTGCTTATTCTGGGGATATGTCTAGTCCAGCAGGTGCGAAAGATTATGAACTGTCCGAATCAGGCCAATTTTCTTTGGGCGAGATACCTTTGGTCACTGTTTACTCAGGTAAGATTGACAACATGACAAGTAAGCCACCATTACTTGATATTGCATATTTAAACTTAGCTCATTATCAAAGACAGGCAGATCTTATACATAGTTTGCATGTTGCATCTCAACCTATGCTTGTAATGGAAGGATATGACGATCAGACAAAAGATCTTGCTATATCTGTTAATTATGCAATGGCTACACAACCAGGTAACAAAGTTTATTATGTAGAGCCAGCAAGTAGTGCTTTTGATGCTCAGTCAGCAGAAATAAAAGAATTACAGATGCAGATGGCAACTCTTGGTATAAGTACACTATCTCAACAGAAGTTTGTAGCAGAATCTGCTGATGCAAGAAGGTTAGATCGTGTTGATACGAACTCTATGTTGTCTATGGTTTCTATGGAGTTGGAACAGAAACTACAAAAAGCATTTAATCTATCTGCACAATATGTAGGATTAGAACCACCAGAAGTAAAGATTAGTAGAGACTTTGACATTGAAAGATTGATAGGACAGGATATTACAGCATTAACTTCCTTGTTTGATCAACAGGTTATAGATAGAGAAGAGTTTAGACAGATTCTTGTACAGGGTGAAGTCTTACCTGCTGCCAATGAACAGAATGAATCTACTCAAGTGCAGGAAACAGCAAGAAAAGAAGGAGCAACACCAGAGCAGGTAGATAGATTAATTAACGCATTAATGAACGATGGCAACTAAAGAAGATCTAAGTTTAGCTCAAGTTACAGCTTTAGTTCGTCTTAAAAATAAAATAAATTCACTGCCAAAGCCTATAGATGGTAGAGATGGCAAACCTGGAACTCAGGGGCCGACAGGACCAAAAGGTGAAAAAGGTATTCAAGGAGCAAAAGGAGAACAAGGTCCAAAAGGTAATAAGGGAGATCAAGGTAAAGAAGGACAAAGAGGACCAGCAGGACCAAAGGGAGCAAAAGGAGATCCTGGAAATAAAATTATTAGTGGGGCGAATCAACCTGAAGCTAATCAGGGAGATGAAGGTGACTTTTATGTACAGAAAAAACCATTAAAGTTTTTTGGCCCTAAAAGATTAGATAACTGGGGTGATGGTATTCCTTTGTCTGCCTTGCCTGAAGATGACAAGAAAAGTTCTTTGACGTTAGCAGGAATTTTACCTCAAGGACAAACTGGTACTGGCAGTGGTGCAACAGTAGAGATAGGAACAACAACTACTGGCAATGCTGGTACAAATGCAAGTGTTACTAATACAGGAACAAGTAGTGCTGCTGTTTTTAACTTTACAATTCCCAGAGGTGCTGACGGTACAAACGGAACTAATGGTACGAATGGAAGTGATGGAGCAGATGGAGCAGATGGAGCTACTGGTGCTCAAGGTCCAGCAGGTAATGCTGCAACAGTTGCTATCGGTACAGTGACTACAGGAGCAGCAGGTTCCAGTGCTTCGGTAACAAATGTAGGAACATCAAATGCTGCGGTATTAACTTTCAGTATTCCCAGAGGAGATGCTGGTAGTGATGCAACAGTGACTGCTGGTACTGGGATTGTAGTAAGTAGTGGTGAAGTATCTATAGACCCTAATGCAACCTTCGATGGTGGTAGTTTTTAGTTAAAAAGCCAGATCTTGATTAATATATTACAATAACTACAAAGTATTTTTTTCTTATGGGAAAGCACATTGATTACGTTGAGCAATCTGACGGAACATTTAAGTGGGAATTAGCAGAGATTCCTGCTGTGAAATCTTCTCAATCTGTTAAGACAGAAGAGAAGAAAAAAGCTGCACCCAAGAAAACTACTACAACATCAACTTCTACAAAAGACTAATTTATGGCAATCGAAGAAAAAGTAATTCAGCCTGAGTCCGTGACCAGTACTGAACAGCCCGTGGCTGAAACTCCTTCACAACCACAAACACCAAACGCACCAAACCTTGATTCAGTAAAAGCAGAATATGAAGCACAACTGGCTGCTGCTCGAAAGGAAGCTGCGGAAGCACATGAAAAGTTTCAAGGGATAAAAGGTAAGCTCGATGAAGTTTATAAACAGAAAGAGGAAAAACGTACTAAGGATTTAGAAGATCAAGGACAATTCAAGACTCTTTGGGAAGAAGCTAATAAAACAAACCAAGACAAAGAACAAAAGATTTCTGTTTTGCAACAACAATTAGAAGACATGAAAACTTCTAATGAAATGGCTACCACAAAACAAACTGCACTTGCAGCTATTAGTAATCAAGGTGCTATTAATGCTGAACAAATGCTTTCTTTATTACAAGGTAAATTACAAAAAAATTCTGAAGGTAAAGTTGTTGTTTTAAATGGAGGAGTTGAACAAGATTTAAATTTATATCTTACAAACTTAAAAAATCCTGGAAGTGGTTATGAACATCATTTCAAGCCAAGCAGTGCTGCTGGTATGGGTGCGAAGCCTAGTCCTGTGGCAAATGTGTCAGGTGGAACAGATAATCCTTGGAAGACTGGCAATTTAACACAACAGCTTATAATGGAGAATGAGAACCCCGAACTCTCAGCCGTGCTGAAGAGGGAGGCTCAATAAAAATAATTAGTTTCTGTGGAACTAATCCCCTTTTCTGTGATTAGGGTATCGCAAAAGTATTTAAGGTAAATCTGAATGGCTGCTCCGTTTCAGAATTATTCTGGCGGTGTCCTATTAGCG